CTTAGATGAACAAGAGCGAGAATAATAAAGATCATCATCTCCCAATTTTGGAAATAGTGTCCTCGATATTCTTTGAACCAATTCACGAAGGATTGTTGACTTCCCTGAAGCGGGAGGACCAAACAGTCCAATCACGAATGGTTCAGATCTATTCCTACCATCAAGAGTCAGGGGATCCTGGCCAATGAGGATGGATTTCTTTTCAGCAATTGCTTGAAGAGCTCCACCCTTTTGACGAGAATTCTCATAACAAGATTTCTGGTTAGGGATGACAGATTTGTAAGGATCATAATGTTCTTCAACATACGATCCAAGCTTTTTAGAAGCAAATTCTTTGAGCTTTTTATACAAATCTTCATCCTTAGGAATAAGATCCGTCTCACAGCGGACAAGGCCTGAGCGATGTTTCAGGAGACCATCATTTAAGAAGGTCTCTGGAACAGCTTGGCAAAGTCCTTTAGCTTGTAAAAGTGAAAAATAAAGTCTTACGAGATCATTCTGATCCTGACATTTACCTTCGGCATATGTCCTCATCGAAGAGGGCATTAGGTCAAAGGCGTCAGTTTCAAAATTCTCTGGTAGTTCTTGTTTCGATTTTAAGGAAAAAGAACCACAAAAAGACAATTTAATCAATTTCACAAGCTGCACTTCATCTTTCCCTTTCGGAAAAGAACGTAAGAAGTGTGCAGTGAGACTAAGAATAGGATAATTTCGCGAGGAAGATACGGTTAAAATCTTCCCTTTTCTAAACGCGATAGCAGAATGCCTAGGCTCTTCACTTAAGAACGTGAGGAGACCATGGTATACTGCAAGTGCACAACCTACACCATGAAGTAGGTAAGGGAGGTTTGTTGTTAGACAACAATTCCACCCTATAGATGTGCCACGAATTACAAGAGTGTCAAGAGAGATATCATTCTTAATACGATTGATGATAATAGAAGACATAGCCTTTTCGAACTTTCGGTTCGAGAAGGCTGGGATTTTCCCAACTGTCCTCCTTTCATCTTTCGTTAGAGTAAAATCTTTCCTAACAAATACATGGTAAGTTTTCTCTCCGCTTTGGAGAGGGATTGGTTTCGACAAACGCGGATCTCTTATCAGTTCAATGAACTTTAGAAATCCCGTGTCGGGCCGCCGCAGAGCAGGAGTACAAGATTGGAAGATCTTGTGCTCAATACTCCGCGCTACCTGAGTGTTTAAATACTCTTTAACCTTAGTTTGTGTATTGTTACACCGCTTTGGTAAAATTCGACATAATATAGATTGCGGAGACTACATTAGTCTAGAGCCGCAGCTATTACATAATTTCTACACAGCATCTGTTTTATCACTGATCTTTCTTCCCTTGGGGAGAGGAAAGTGATCAATGCAGATCTGATTGAGAAATCATGGATAACCACGAGTCCGGATTCCATCTAGAGGAATCCCACACCAGCACAAAGGCTGGTG